CCGAATTTGATTCTGAGGAAGATGTTTAGTGCGGTAAATTACGAGTCAGCGGACATTGAATGGGAATCTCAGATCGGCAGCAGGGGTTTAACCCCGTTTGCGGCTGAGGATGCAGCGGCTCCGGATGCTGTTGTGCCGGGCAGTTCAACAAGCTCTGCTCACGCGGCATTTTGGAAAGAAAAAACCTTTTTTGGGAGTTCTTTTTTGAACAACATTCGTCAGCTCGGGACCGACCGTAAGTATCAGAAGTCGGCCCGGACTCTCTCTCAACAGGTACGTAATCTGAGTAATAGATCGTATCGCAGGGAGGAATGGATGCTTGCCCAGATGCTCTGTAATGATGGCTTCACATATAAGGATTATAATGATGTCTACATTACCTTGGATTACGGCATTCCCGATGACAACAAGGTTTCCCTGGGAGTTGATTACAAGTGGAGTGATGGGACCAAACGAGACATTGCTCAGGACATTTTTGCTGCAAAGCTGGTGATCAGCAATGCCAATGCGGGGATCTTGAACCATGCTATCTTCACTACGGAAGTTTTGAAGTACATGATTTTCGACGATACCATCCAGACCCTTCTGTCAAAGTCGTCTTATGGCGATGGGGATCTTTTCCAGAACCCGTTAAGCGTGATTGGCAGTTTGGTTGGAATCCAGAATATGCACCTGTATGACGAGGCGTATCAGATCCGGGCATGGATAACCACTGCCCTGACCGCTGGTGCATCCCCGACAGTGTATGTTGATAACACCACCGATTTTGAGGTGGGTGGAACTTTAACTTGTCTGGATACTTCGGCAAACACAAAAGAAGATTTAACCATTGCGTCCATAGATACAAATGCAGGGACCATTACCTGTACCGGGACGCTTGCCTCGGCTTATAAGGCTACTGAGGATTATGTTTATATGACAAAGAAGTTTATCCCTACGGATAAGTTTGTCATGTGGGCCGATAGTGTGGATGGCGAGCCGATTGCTGAAATGATGAAGTCTCCCCATGAACTTTCCAGAAAATGGGGTCAGCAGATTGATCGTTGGGTGAAAACCGATCCTGATGGAATCTTCGTGCGAGTTGAAGATAAGGGTTTACCCGTTCTGTATCACGAGGATGCAGTTTACCAGTTAGACGTAGCATAAGGGGGTGACGGTATGAAACAGAAAATGGGACCATACTCTTCCCCGGGTGCTCAAAGACAGTGGGCAGCAAATGAAGTGTCACCCATGATGGCCTTACATTCTGGTGAAATTACTGGCAATATTACTGATGCTCCTTTGGGGGCGGCAAATGTTGGTGGTAAGCTCCAGGATGTTTGGCTGTCTTGCGAGGAAAGTGGCAAGGATGATAGCAATACCTTGTCCTTAACTGTTGATGTGAAAATCAACGGGACAACTTGCCTGACCACTGCTCCCATTATTGCTCACGTGAGTGGGGAGGCGTCAAGCAACAAAACAACTAAGGTGAGTGGTGACACTGGTATTACGCAGGCTGTAATGAGCGCGTCTGCTAATGATGTGTCTCCTGGAGATATGATAACCTATGACATGACCTTAACCAGAACAACCAGTCCCACAACCGAGATGCGGAATTTGGCCGTGGTTGTAGCATTTGAACCTACTTAACGGAGGGCAATCGACATGAAAGTCGAAGTCTTGAAACATATTAAAGGTGAAGAACTTTGGAAGAAGGGAATGGTGTTTGATGACACCATATCCCCGATTCCAAGGGATGTAATGGCTGAAGTGGCCCAGGGAGCCAGGACAGTAAGGGTACTCCCTGAGCCCAAGCCTGAAGTGACGGAAACGATTCACGAAACAACTATCAATGTACCCGAGGAAGAAGAAACCCCGGAGGCCGCAACCGAGAAAACCGTTGAGGCAGAACCCGATAACGCGAGCTTTTTAACCAAAGAGAAACCTACCAAGCACCTTCCAGAGCTGGAGGGTCTAATCCATGCAAAGGGCACAATAGCCGCTGTCTCAAATTTACTTAACGTAAGTTACCAGACAATAACGAGATGGCGAAAGGGTGCCACACCAAAACCTGAAATACTTACGAAAATTAAGAAAGAATACGAGAAACTGAGGCCGAAACATGACCAGCACAGAAATGGCAGCGTTGCTTCAACAGGAATTGAAGGGGCTTTCGAGTAGCATTGAAGATGATGACTATACCAATGCGATATTAGCCGCCGAGCGTGATACCGGATGGTCATTGCCACAAACTGCTGATTTTAAGCTCACTTGGTTAATCTCACGAAGCAAAAGGCATTTATTCTTTTACCTGCTCTCGCAGTCAGCGGAAGATTTCAGGTTTAAGAATATATTCCTTAATCATCAGTTTGACCATTACTCGAAATTAGTTGACCGGATGGATAAAGATTTTAATGTGGCGATAGAGGACAACGCCCTGGAATTTGCCGGTGTTGCAGCGACAGAAATTGCTGGGACAAAGATTGATTCTGGATTTGGATATCAGGGGCAAACAAGCCGAGATTACACATATGATGAAGATAATGAAGTTATCATAACACCATAATGCAAACATGGCGATTGGCGAAAGTATAAAAAAGGCACTGGCCAAAGTCGGCAGTGCGTACACTATCATACGAGATGCCGGAAACATATCCGGTGAGTATGCTATTTATGATTATGTCCAGCAAGCTACGAAACCAATAAGTTTGGAGCATTTCAGGAAGGCGGACCTGTCTTACGATACTGATGTTGTAGTTGGGGATGTAATCGATTTTGAGGAAACCAGCGAGCGATTTCTTATCATGAATATGCTCCCTGATTTGTTCAAGAACGATACGATTGTTTACGGTGGTATCTTTTACAAATGCAACATATCCAGCGGAGAATTACTCAGACCCAGCGGTGAAGTGTGGGGGTCTGATTATCACAAGGAAACTCAGTGGGAAGGAATAAAAGATAATTGCGATGCCATGCAGGTGGCGGCGCTCTATGGGAATTCATTGGAGGACGATGAGGAGCTTGCATTGCTTCAACTCCGCAAGGATGAATTGTATATAGCTCATTCGATAGGCGTTCAGTCAATGGATAGGTTCCAACCTGTAAGCGGGGAATATTATCAAGTGTCTACAGTAGAGACTCGTAGGTTCCCGGGAGTGGATGTCGCAATTTTAGAAGAGGATCATCGATAATCACCGGAGGGTGAAGGATGAAAAAAGTTCTTTTTGTGGGTGAACACATGCTGAGTAAAGTCGGCAATGGCAATATGCTTGCCGCCGTTCTTTCTCAAGTGAATAAAGAAAAATATCAGGTAGCCTGTTTCTGTTCTCATGATGTGGATCCGATAAAAACAGTATTTGACCCAATGCCGTTCACGGTCATTAACGCCACAACTCCGAAGGATTTTTGGGGTAATGAACGATTAGTTAGCATTGTCCAAAGAGTTGATCTTGATATTCTCTGTTTTGTTGGAATTGATATTTGGCGATATCAACTGATTTGGAATCGTATAATACAACTCAGGGATCACAAGAAATTTAAGATCATATTTATTTTCCCTTACGATGTTCAACATTTAAGACTCGATTGGGCGAAGTTGGCGGCGACCTGTGATTTGCCATGCGTATACTCACAATATGGCATTAAGATGCTTAAAGAAAGAGTGCCACACCTTGCCTACTTCAAGCCACCACTTTTCAACAAACATTTATTCAAACCGCAGGATAAGGCTTTAGTGAGAAAAAAGGTTTTCTCAGGTGTAGCCGCTGACAAGATAATATTTGGGTTTGTCGGGCAAAACCAAGTTAGAAAGTCTCCTGAACGGTTACTGAAAGCATATTTTGAGGCCAAGCGTGAGAATCCTAATATTTTACTGTATCTTCATACGGATTTAGAAGGTGGGGTTTACAACCTAAAACAGATTGCGAAAGATTATGGCGCGATTTCGGGCGATTTAATTCAGAAAACCCAAGGATTCAAATATCCCGTCGAACAAATGGTGCATGTTTACAACGCTATGGATTGCCTCGTAAACTGCACGATTCAGGAAGGGTTGTCATGGACGCCTCTTGAAGCAATGGCCTGTGGGACCCCGGTAATTGCCTCAGATACCACATCTCAGACAGAGTTAGTTATAGGTGCAGCGGAGATGGTGCCGTGCAATGATCTGGCTTTTGTTCCGCTAATGACCGAAGGCGGAAAATCCGAGGTGGAATCAAGGGCGTGTAAAGTGAGAGACATTAAAGACACCATTTTAAGGGTAGCTGCTGATCCGGACTTACGTAAGCAGATGAGCGAGAAAGGGATTGAAAGAGCAAGGAATTGGTTGGAAGGGGTAGGAAACGTCAACGACCTATTTGATTCAGTCGATAAAATCAAACCAGCGGCTAAAATCAATAAGGTGTTATTCGCTCAACACTCGTCTGCGGGTGATGTGCTGATGGCGACCCAGTGCTTCAAGGGGATTAAAGAGCGACATCCGAAACTGCCTTTGGTGTATATGACGCAGAGGATTTATCAAGATATCATCGAAGGCAATCCGTACATTGACGAAATCATTGATTGGGATACGCAGTCATTAGGGCAGTATCAAGTTGTCTACAATCCTCATGGCGAGCACATTCTTGAGGGTGGATTTAATAATCTGGATGTGACCCTTCACAGCATGTACCCGTACTTCTGCAAGGTGGATGCGGATGATTTGGCGATTGAGCAGGTGAAACCTAAAGTGCATCCTGCCCAATTGTTATCTCTTTCAATGGGAAAAACAGTGGAAGACTACATCATTGTCCACACAACCGGTGGGAATGCGAAATATCGATCATACCCTCACATGGATGTAGCCTTGAAAGGGATTGGCCTCCCGGTGATTCAGATCGGTGGCTTGAGCGATATCAGGTGTAAGTCCGATCTTGACCTTTGCGGGAAATTGACCTGGCGGGAGAGTGCGTGGGTAATGGCCCATGCGAAGGTCGCGGTTGTGATTGATAGTTTCTT